CGCGTAGGACCTTCGCAGAGGCTACAAGGTGATAGACGCCATAAACCTCAAACCCATCTTGTTGAACTTCGTAGACGTCGTAGTAAACGTTCTGAAAGCGTGGTTGAATGATGTCACCCGAAATTAAGGGGCGACCAAGCTTGGCTTCAATATATGACTTATTAAAAGTGAACAACTGGTCGTTGGTCATCTCTATACCAAACTCAGTCAGATTTTCTTCGAACATTCTTGGGTCATAGTGACCCTCCACCAAAACAGGTTCTTGGCGGATAGCCTTGACGCGATTCTCCCCGAATACATCGTCAAAGTTTTCATCTACCTCATACTTGTAGATATAAAGCTCCGAACCCGACATGCGAATCAATTCATCATCAACCATATTAAACAAGTCGATGTCTGGATTATCTAGATCAAACATCCTCATACTTCCAGTCCTGGAAGGAGGTTGAGGCACAAGCCTCTTGTGATTCGCTTTAAACTCTTTGCCCATATTGCTCTAGCTATTCTGAAGTCTGACAATACTCCTAGCCTCAAGTTGTATTCCTTAGCAATCTGTTCCAATGCTGGTGCTGCTTCTGATAGTAGAATCTCTTGCTCGTTTAACTCTTCGAGTGTTTTACCAAGCGCTATATCAAATGCGTGATCTTCTAAGTCTTCTAGTTCTTCACTGCTCATATTGTATCTCGTGTTGTGCAATGTAGGATCCAAGTATTTGATTCTCTTCTTCCAAAGCATCATAAGCTTTTTCCATCAATTGAGTTGTTTCTAATAATTCTAGTTGCTCGTCTTCTAGTATCTTGACGTATTGCTCTAACTCTTGTATGTACTCATTCTTTGCATTAGCAAGCACTTTTGAGTAGTGTATTAATCCAATAGATCCTACCACAACAATAATCATCAAACCATGTCTCCATACGAAGCTCTTGAAGTCATTCCAATACATCTCCTTCCACTTTCTCATAGTACAAAGTTATTAATCGCAACAGAGAATAAAAGTCCAGCTGCTATTCCAATAATCACTCCAATGAACATTCCTTGTAAGAATTTTTTTTGCAGTGGATCTTGTAGCATGGCCTGCTCCTTGTTATGCATTTCAATTGTTGATTCTACTATACGTATCAACGTATCCTTTCTTAATCTTCTGTCTAGCTCTACTCCGTATTTTCTCGCAAGTACTTCTAGCTCTCTTTTACTCAACTTTGAGTAGTCTTCCATTACTGGTGCTTTCATATTCCGTATTTTATTCGTTCGTAAATTCTGTAGCCTAGTAGGCTCACTACAGCCACTCCGTAGACTGATAGTATTGTTATGGTTAGTGCATCCATCTTATTTTATTTATTCATTAACTCTTTGTTCATGTGAGTAGCAATCGCAGTTGCATTACTAGCATCTGCAAGAGCTTTACTCTGCTTCACTCCGTACATCTCTTTGAATTGAGCGAATCCGTATCTGTCAGGATCTCCGAAGAAGAAACCTACATGTTGTATTCCCAACTCATTGTTGATTCTCTTCACTTGTCTCTTAGTATGCATAAGAGCGTTACGTCCTCCATAGTTACCACAACCTGGAGATCCATCACAAATGTTGATTAAGTAGCTATCACAATCTTCGTTAGAAGGCATTAGTAAGTTCTTCTTCAACATAGCTTCTAAACATAATCCTTCTGGAGTCATTGAGTTACAATCGTAGACGTTGAGTAGGTTAGTTAAGTGAGCTAGTCTGTTAGTTCTACTATCATAGATGATAGAGATTACTGGAGTATCATTGTCATCAGTTTCTCTCATACTCACTTGAAGTTCTAATCCATCAATCATGCTAACTGCTTTTCCAATTGCAGCAGCCATCTTGATTGAGTTAGTCCATCTATCACCTCCCATAGATCCAGATGCATCTATCGTTAAGTGGATGTTAGCTTTCTTGTACTTCTCGATATGAATCTGACTAAAGATATTCTCGATACCATAACCAGCATGAGCAAGTCTCTTGTTATCGATTCTTCCACTTCTCAATCTATTAGTCTCTAACGATCTTGACTCTCTACGAGTAAGAAGTTTTCTTCCTAGCATAGCTCCTAACTGAAGACCTTCGTTTACAAACTTCTCGAAACGTCTTTGTCCTAGACGTGAGCCATAACCTAACGAATTCAATCCAGCTGGACCATCATAATTCTTACAAACCTTCTCAGCATCAGCTTGTTCTTGAGTTTTTTTACCATCACTGTAGTAGCTTTTGAATTCATCTTTATCTCTAAGCTCTGCAAGATAGTCATTAGCTTTCGTAACAGCAGCCAATTTATGAACCTCTTTATCTAATCTATAGATCAAGCAATCCTTTTTCTGACGACCATCTCCAACAGCAGCAAAGTCAATCTCTGAATCTTGTAGTTGAACAATCTTCTTAGCAACACTCTTAACAATCTGCTTCTTCTTAACCGTTTGATTCACTTGTTGTTTAGCTTCTTCAAGAGCTTTCTCAACCTTAGCTTCTTCGGAAGGAGTTAAGTCTCTCATTTCTGGACCTTCATTTCCTTCTTCATCATCCTCACCACCTTCTGCTCCAGGAGCTTCTTCATCACCTTCAGATCCTTCACCCTCAGTCTCTTCCTCTTCTTCTTCGTCAGAAGAATCTGGACCTGGACCTGATTGAGTTTCTTGATCTTCTTGATCTTCATCATTCTCACCAGCTCCTGACTGTTGTTGTTGTTGAATCTGTTTTACTTCTTCTTCTGCCATGATCTCACGAATCTTAGCGATAACTTTCTTAGCAAGTTTCAAAGCATCTTCAGTATCTTTCAAACGACTAATGTTATTAACATCAATCAGTTTCGTTATCTCAGTAAGACCAACAATTCTTCGAGAGTCAAAAGCTGGATTCATCATGTTGATAATGTGAGCGAAGAAGTTCTCCATAGTAGGAGTACAATACTTAGGACTCTTCAACATCTTAGCAATGTCATTGTTTCTGAAGTAGTGATCATACATCTTATGATAATAACCTTTGTAACCTGGACAGTTCTTAAAGACGATAGTATCAATCCTACGATCTTCAATCCAGTTTAACATATCTTTGATCTCACGTTGGTCATCACCTTTGTAGTTTTCCATGAAATTAACAAGCACTTCTTTCTGAGTGTGTTTAAGGTGACTAGCTTCGTGAAGAGCTAGACCAGCAGTAACATCGAAGTTTTTCTCGTTAATGTTACCAGCGATAGTTACATGGTTAAAGTCTGTATAAGACTCAGTACCTTTGAAATAAACTGGAACATCTTTCTGAGATAGAATCTTCACAAAGTTTCCAATAGCTCTCTGATAGTTACGAAGCTTAATAGCCTTTACAACACTACTAGCACTACTCCTACCATCAAGAGAAACACTAGCAGCTCCTCTATCAAGCCAGAAGCCAGCGTAGTTGTGATCTTTCTGAGCTTTTGCTTTCCTTTTCTTGTTGTTAAATATAATTGCCATATTGTGATTATTTGTTATTAATTATCTTTCCTTTACGTAGTAAAGGTCAGGAATAATTTCCGTGTTTGCAACAGTTTGTCCAATTATTTTTCTCTAATTTTATCAATTAATTGAAAAATACCTATGCCTGCTAATACAGCAACCACTAGATAACCAAATGCAACATGTGGGTGTAGTAGTAACATACTCAATGCCCACACAAATACTTTTATTGCAAAACTAACTAATACCATAGAGGCTACAATCATAGTAACCCACATGCAACAATTCTTAAAAAATTCTATATACTTTTTCATTTTCTAGCGTCTTCGTTTCTAATTAAAATCCATAATAAACCTAATCCCATTCCAATCACAAATAAAGAGATTGGGATCCATAGTGGTGAAGTAACCCACCACCATGACCAATCAATATTATCTGTTAGCTTGAGGGTCAGAAACACTAAGAATAGTGCTTCTGCTATACCAATACCTCCGTAGTGTTTCTTCTCTGCCATTACTTCAATCCAATAAATTCATACTCTAACTCTAATCCCATATCTTCTGCCATCTCTTTCAATCGATAGCTAGCAGCACATTCAAG